GCCGCCAACTACGGTGCCTACCAGACAGAAAACCAGAGATATGTTCACATTATGACTTCTGGTTCTGCTACTGTCACCGATGTTTGTCTTTATACTCACGCCGGCGGATACTGGCATAGTCTTCACACAGGCTCTACTGTACACGGCGGTGGAAAGGTGCACGTCGGGGCAAACAGCCACAGAGTAGTAGAAATATATGGTGCCGATTGGATCTCTGTTGTTACCGGCAGCGGTGGTAAAGTAACGCTGGCATTCAGTACTTTCTAAGGAGTCACTCATGGCAACAGGATGGGCATATGTAGATTGTACTACGAGTGGAACTGGCGGCGGACAAGCCGCCGGACCAACGGGATCTGTACAATTCCTAACCGGAACCAACTCGACGAGTGGTTCTGCTAATCTATTATACCATACCGCATCATCTTCAGGATACGCAGCCAGCACGATGATCCTCACAGGCACCCTTATTGTTGAGGGTTCTGTCAGCGCGAGCCACTACCATATTGAAGACGTCGCAATAATTGATGCGACCGGTTCGACTTTCTTTGGTAATACAAATGATGATACCCACATGAGAACGGGTAGCCTTGTTGTTACAACCGTTGGCCCCGGCGCTCCGATTACAATCCTTAGTGCGAGCACAACCACTCAGGCGACACATATCCGAGGCTTGAATGTCTTATATGAATTTGTTCCAGTTAATTACGGCACCGCTGCCTCCGTCGCAATGTACACTGCCAGTGCCCCCAGCTATATTATTGGGGTGCGTTCCACAGGTAGTGTCTCAATACAAATACCCTCCGCAGCCACGTACAAATCGGGCGCCATACTCTTAATCAAAGATGAGGTGGGGCACACTAACGGAACTGATATCACAATCACCGGTGCACTCGCCTCCATATTAATTGATAACGCTCGAAGTTATTCATTAACTGGTTCAAATCCCGCAATTAGTTTATATTCGAATGGGACCAACTGGTTTGTCTTCTAATTAATATAGGAGGCACTGCAAATGGCGTATAATAATTTATCTGGAACAGTAGTACTTCCGGATCGACTGGTTACTCATGATTTAACACTTCATGAGAATTCTATCTTATCCGGCAACCTGAGCACTTCCGATGGCGCCAGTATTATTAATGTGCCACGTGTCTCCAATGCAACTAATAATGCCATCATAACTAATGTCGACGGCGATGCAAATCAATTATTTTGCGAAAGTAACTTAACATTCAACGGCAGTGCATTAACAATAGTTGGGCAGGTATCAGCAAGCTTAAACATATCAGCTTCATATTTCTATGGCGATGGCTCTAAGTTAACTGGGATATCCGCCGGCGGCGGCGCGTCCGCCTTTGGTCCGACAGGTTCTCTACAGTTTCAAACAGGATCAGGGGGATTGAGCGGTTCTGCCGACTTGATCTTTACAGGTAGTGTTTTAAAGATAAACGGGGGACTCAAGTTAAACAGGAGGCTCATTAGTTCTACAGTAACAGCTTCTGCAAATGATTATTTCATTGGCTTAAACTCTTCGGGCGGACCTTTTGAAGTAAGATTGTTAGCAGCCTCCGCCTTAGATAGCGGACAAGTACTCGTAGTAAAAGATGAAAATGGAAGCCTTAGTTCGAATAATGTGACGATTAGGGCTTCTGGGTCGCAAACAATCGATGGGCAAAATTCGTTAGTTTTGGAGTCACCTAATGCGTCTGTTCAGCTTTATTGTGACGGAGCCAGTAAGTACTTTATTTTCTAGAAATTTAAGTCACTTTACACACTAATTAAAGAGCGATACGAGACCCGTTAGTCTCGGTCGTAGCGGGCAGACCTATGTTTGCTTCCGCTCATATAAAAACTATAATATGGAGGGTTTTATAATATGGCTTATAAATTTCAAATAGGTGATTCTATTGTTAGTGGATCACTGACACGTGATGCGGGTGACGTCAAAGTGCGTAACCACGCTGGAACAGAACGTGCTTCAATCTCAAGGGCTGGTGTTGTATCCGGTTCTGGAGAAGCTTCTTTCGGCTCAATCGAGTCCGATGGTGAAGTCGATGCTGGTTCTTTCGAAATTGGCGGAACTGCCGTTATTAACGGAAGTCGTCAACTTCAGAACATTGCGTCTTTAGATGCAACAACCGAGGCTTCGATCGAAGCGGCAATCGATACGCTTGCCAACCTTGCAAGTGCTGGTTCCAACGGCGCCGAGCTTGAGTTCTTAGGTAGCATTGATTCTGCTCAAGGAATCAAGGTCAATAACGTATCTCTCGTTACTGCTGGCCGTGCAATTGAGAACGCATCCTCGATCTCTGGATCAGGCGCTGTCTCTGGTGCAAGCTTTGGATCTGACGGAAACATGACTCTTGGTGGAAACGCAATTGTCGCTGCACTGACTGCTTCGGCCGCTTCTAGCGTTCTTAGCTTAGGTGTTAACGGTGCTGCTCAGATTACTTCCGCTGGTGTTGGTACTCTTGCCTCACTTACAATTGGTGGACAGAGTGTTATTGATTCTAGTCGCAATGCAACCAAGTTCAACAATATTTCTGGTTCTGGTACATTCAACATGGGCGGCACTGTTCGTCTTGATGGTGTGGCTGCAGCTTCAGTTGCTAAGGGTGCAGATAGCTTCTACTTCCTTGATGCTGATGACTCGCTGATGAAGAGCCAAGCTGTTGGTGATGTTGTTACTGCTTTGGCTGGTGGCGGACTCGTTGAGTCTGGCGATCAGTTTGAAGTTAACCTCGGCGCTAACGGTGGTATCGCACTCAGTGCAGATGCACTTTTCGTTACTGCTTCCGCTCTTCAGGCTGCAAACGTTGTCGTCGGTGCTGATCAGATGATGATCTTCGACGCTGCTGGTGTTGCTAAGAGAGAAAGCTTATCAGATTACGCTACTGCCCTTGCTGGTCCTGGTCTTAGCGCTACTGGTGGTGTTCTTTCCACACAAGCTGGCTCGGTTACTGCTGCTGGTGACGGCGCAACTCTTGCGGAAGGTTATAACTATCTCACTGGTACTGCTGGTGGTGGTTACAAGCTCCCAATCGACGCTTCTGTCGGTGACGTTGTTACTCTTAAGAACGGTTCCGGTGGTATTGCTACATTGTCTCGCCAAAGTAACCACACTATCGATGGACTGAACTCAATTGTTCTTGAGTCTTCTCGTGGTGCTGTTACAATGGTTTACGCTGTAACATCTTCATGGCTGCTTGTCTGATATAAGTTTTTCCAACATTGTTGGAATGCTTTGGGTACCCCCATTTGGGGGTGCCCTTTTTTTTTATACTATTTAAGTGTGAAAAACTATTTAAAGTGTTAGGAGAATCCATGGCATATAATATACTCAAGGGCGTAGTCGAAGGATCGGTCGACCAGCATGCCGATCAAGAAATCAGCGGCATCAAAATTTTTAAAAATACTATAAGTGCAAGCGTCTTTTACGACACTGACGCTCAAAGCGCATGCGCAACAATGAAAGATGTAGCGATCAACCGTATAAAGGGAGGCTCAAAAGATAGCATTTTGATCTGCGATAGCGAGACTGGCGCGCGCTCCCATCACGACTTCACTTACGATGGAAAAACACTCTCAGTAAAAGTTTTAAGTGCCGGCATACTCCAAGGAGATGCTGGACAACTTCACAACATACCCTCAGATAAATTTGTGGGCCAAATATCTGCCGCAGATATTAAACACGGACATGGATTACAAAACATCAGAGGACAACTACAACTAAACATCGGTGATGGGTTACGCTTCGATGGGGAAAGGCTCCAAGCTTCCGTTGGCATGAAATCTGGGCTCTGTCACGTAGATGGCAAGTTAATTATTGATCCTTCTAAGACTGAGCCAATAAACTCCAAAGGACAGAACTTGGCCGACAATGATATTTTAATAGTAGCAGATGTCTCGAAGGGAGCAGTCAAAGGAACCACGCTATCAAATCTGTACCAGAATTATCTGACACACAGGATTCCACATGCGGTCGGCAACAAAAACCAAATTCAGTTAAAAGGAGATTCAGAGTTTGCATCGTCACCAAAGCTGACTTTTGATTCTGCTTCTGACCTTCTCAACGTTGAAGGAAAAGTTCGCGCCAATACTGCCCACGTAGAGGGCTCCTTGATTTGTGGCGGAGCAGTGCGGTACAATATAACAAAGACCACAGAGAAGATTTATGAAGTTAAACCAAATGACTATACAATTTTGTGCGACACAGAAAAGAATAAAATAACTGTTAGCCTTCCGCCGGCATGTAATAATACGGGTCGAGTCTTAATAATTAAGAAAGTAGACACCAACAAATATAAGATAACATCAAATATTGTTGAACTTACATGCGAAGAAGGAAGAATAGATATTAACGATAGAATGCAAATAAAAATGAATTACTCATCCAGGACCGTACAGTCTGACGGTGAAAATTGGTGGCTTATAGGTAACAAGGGCACCTGACAAATTAATATAACGGAGAATTAAAGTAATGGCATATAATACCAAGAAAGGCAAACAACAGAGCGGCGACGTCCAATTTGAAGGAGACCCTACTGATACCCAGATTGATTTTGAAAATGATTTTGTAGCCATTAAAACGAACGCACAACAAAGATTTATTGTTTCTGGATCATTTATAACGTCAACGGTGCCCCTCTCGTGTTCTGTTGGTATTTCTGCTGGCTCCTTTGACGGCGACAGTCTTACAGTTGGTGGTTCGACCATAGTCACCGTAGCCAAACAGCTTCAAAATATTGCTTCTCTCGATGCCACAACTGAAGCCACTATTGAGAGTGCTATTGACACTCTGGCCAACTTAGGCAGCATGGGCGGTGCGGGCACCGAACTTGAAGCTCTCGGCTCGCTCGATGTTGCGCAAGGGCTAAAAATCAACAATGTCAACTTCGTTGATGCTAGTAGAAATATAACTGGCTCCGGTCTACTGACTAATTTGGCCGGTGTCACACTTGATGCTGGTGCCCGAATCGGTGTGGCTGGCGATACTGATCTAATGACGTTGACGGCTAATACAGTAGATATCTCCGGACGCGTTAATTTCGATACTATGTTGTCGGGTGCATGGGCATCGACTATTTCTGCTGCTCAAATTACTGCTTCTCTTGGAATCACCGGTTCTGCCCTCTACACCGACTCAACAACCATTGATACCACTCACTTATCAAGTTCCCTTAATATCTCTGGTTCTAGGTTTTATGGAGATGGTTCTAGATTAAGTGGGATCGCGACCGGAATTGGTTTCAACGGCTCAACCGCTAATGGATTGTTAACGTACGGCAACTCCACTACTGCCGATGTTGAGTCGGCTCTGACTTTTGTTCCGGGCGCGGTCAACCTCCTTCGCATCAACGGCAGAGTTTCTTCTTCTAATAAGCTTGAAGCAGTTGGGAATACAGTTCTTGGTGGTACTATGGCTGTTAGTGGCAACGTTAATATCGGCGGTCCAAACCTGGCAAATTCCTCTCTTTATGTTAAAGCAGCCTCCGATAATTCGGTGGTATCGATTTTCAAGTCTCCGAGTGATGATTGTATTCTTGCTATAACTGGCTCCGGTCAAGTAGTGGTGGGTGGTGTGTATACGGGAGCGAAATTAAACGTCACCGGAACAGAGAGCGATATGCTTATCCAAGCCAAGAGTTATGGCGCCAATCCGATATTCTACGTTAGCGGTAGTGGGGAGTTATGGAACTCTGGTAGTGTGACCTTAAAAACAGTCAATCCAACCATACACCTTAGTTCTAGTCTTAACTCAGCGGTTAAAGCACAAATTGGATTAAACTCTGCCGACAATATATTGATCCAAAACGGCACAGTAAATAAGCATATTGTATTCAAAGCCAATGATAACGGTACATTGCGAGAGGGTTTCCGATTAGACGGTGCTGTGCCTGAAGTCGTAGTCAACCAAACTTCAGACTCGCTCGTAGACTTTCGAGTTGAAAGCGACAATCAAACGCACATGCTCTATGTGGAAGGTGCCGCCGACAAAGTTGGTATCAATACTAATGAACCGACTCATACATTTTCGGTCAATGGCGCCACATCTATCTCTGGCAGCACTGCTCCTACGGTACTAGAGGTTACTGGTGCAAGCAACAGCAAACTAATACTTGCCCGCAGTGATATGACAGATCCGGCATTCTATGTCAGCGGCTCCGGCGATGTCTTTATCTCAGGTTCGCTGCGGACCAAGCAATTTAGTACGACTATTCACAATTTTAATAATAGTGGTTTGGCGGCTTACTACATTCCATTCATGTCGACCGTCGAAGCAGTATCACCTACATATTTAGATCATATGATCGCACCAGCAGATGGGCGATTGGTGAAAGCCTTCCTTAGAATCGATGGCACTCAATCAGGCTCAGTGACTCTTGATGTGCATGCGACAGATCTTTGGCAAGAATCAATTGCTGGCTCACCCAGCAAAGAGCGAGTTACTCGCACCATAACTCACAGAAATAATACTTACATGTTCCCCACGTCTGGTTCAGTGCACTTCTCTGAGGGCGATATTGTGGGAGTGAGAATTGACCCTTATGCTAGCTCAAGCAACGTTAATGTGACATGCGTGTGGGAATATGACTATCGCTTTGCGTAAGCCGGCCTACAAAAAAGGTTTTTTACGATGTTAGTAACTATTTATTTTGAATTAATATTTTTTTAGGAGAGACCCTTGATGTCCAACTTGTTAAACGAAGCAATTATCGATGCGAAAGCATTGAAAGAAGCAGCACTCAAGAATGCCGAAGCTGCGGTAATTAAGAAATACTCGGCAGAAGTAAAACAAACATTAGACACGCTTCTCGAACAAGAAGATGCTGCTCCGATGGGCGCAGCCCCCGAAGGCGCCCCCGCTGATTTAGGCGCCGAGCCAGCACCGGAAGCAGATCCGATGGCAGATTTGGGTATGGAGCCCGAACTTGGTGGTGAAGAAGATCTCGGTATGGCACCAGCAGGCGAAGAGCAAGCTGATATAGCCCCAGATGTTCCTTTGGCGGCAGCAGATGGAATAGGCTCAGCGGCCGCAGAAGAAGGCACTCCAGTAGAATTTAACGTAGACCTCCAGGCACTCCAAGAAGCAGTTGCTGCTTTAGAGAACGAACTGAGTGAAGACGAAGAAATTGAAATCAATGAAATAGACCTCGCAGCCCTCCTCGAAGACGATGAGGTTGAAATTTCAGAAGCGGATGCCGACGACCCCGATGCAGGAGATCAACTAGAAGAAGATGCAGACACTGTTGCATATGATTCTGAGACCGATACCAAGGATCCTTCTGCAGAAGAGACTGAGGCTGACTCAGACGCCATGGACCGTGCGGGACTCGAAGAGGACGTTGATTCCCTCGTCGATGCAATCATGGAAAAACTTACTGTCGATATGGGCGCCGACCTCGCTGGCTGGGCTGGTCGTTCCTCTGAAGACATCAAATATCAAATGGAAAAAGAAATGGCACATCGTCGTAGCACTGATGTCGCCGAAGAAATGAAAGATCTTAAGAAAGCTCAAGAAGAGTTGGTTTTCGAAAATAACCATCTCAATGAGAAACTTTCTAACTATGAACAAGCCGTTGGACAACTTAAGGAGAACTTGCAACAAGTGAACCTGTCCAACGCTCGTTTACTTTACACGAACCGTATTCTTAGAAATACCTCCCTGAATGAGCGACAAAAGAACAAAGTTGTCGAAGCGATTTCAAATGCTGGTTCTGTCACAGAAGCTCGTACAATTTTTGATACACTTCAAAGCACGGTGGAGTCCACGCCAAAACGCGGACCACAATCACTGGGCGAAGCAATCACCCGTCGTTCTTCTGTAATCCGTGCTTCTCGTCATGAGAGCACACCCTCTGATCCAATTTCGGATCGGTTGAAAAAACTAGCAGGTATCAATTGATACAAATACAATTAATAGGAGGTATTTAAAAATGGCTGGAATTATTGATAGGTTAACCGAAGGTGTTATTAACCGTGATATGCGCGCCGAAGGTCACGCTTTGTTAACAAAGTGGGAGCGCACAGGACTTCTCGAAGGACTGAACAACGACTCAAAGAAAAATGCTATGGCTCGACTTTTAGAGAACCAAGCAAAGGAGCTTCTCCGTGAGAGTAGCGCAATGGCAAGTGGTGATGTTGAAGGTTTTGCGGCCGTCGCATTCCCAATCGTACGCCGTGTTTTCGCAGGATTGATTGCAAACGATCTCGTTAGCGTTCAACCGATGAGCCTCCCAAGCGGACTCATCTTCTTCCTCGACTTCACATTCTCTGGCGATGTCGGTGGCAGTGGAAACACTCAAGAGCAGCGAGGCGGTAACAAGCAGAACGAATCTATCTTCGGTACTAACCGAGTTGGTTCACAGATTACTGGCGGTGTTGGACTTGTTGGTGGCACATACGGCGAAGATCTTTCCGGTCCTCGTTCGGTAATGGGTTACGCGTATGCCTCAGCAACCGGTTCATCTACTAACTGCGCCAACGGAGCGACAACTAGTCGTGTCGTCGGTGTTATCAAGCTTGACGGTGTGAAAAACATGACTGAAAACCAGAAGGCTCTGCTCGATTACGATCCGGATCTTCTTTCTCAGGCAGGTAGTAACTACGCTATTGTTTTAGATATGGCTGATGACGATACCAATGGTGTCTTCGATCAGGCAGATTACGAGAACATGGGCGCTTTCGCTATTACTGATGTTATCCAGCAGGACAACACTACCGGCTTTGCGGCTGACTTGAACGCAGGTGCTCTTACTGTTACAGCAATCACCAACATTCGTCAGGTTCGTCGTTTGACTAAGAGAGTCTCTTCTGATTCTCGTGGTGCTCCGTTTCAGTCTGGTTTAACCAGTCAGGCACGTGCGCTTCGCCTTGTGCTTGTTAGTGATGAGGCTCAAACCGAGACCCTCACACCT